TCTAACGACAGAGATTGTCAAGTTTTGATTATTGGGGAATGTCTCAATAGTACTATCTCCATAAGTAACCTCAAACTCTACTGAGTAAGACCCTACAGTATCAGTATCCCCAGTCTGCCAATCATACTGAACTACACCACCAGATGTACTTGTAATAGTCATAGCAGCATCTACCTTAACTGTACCATCAAGGGCTTTCATATGAAACCTAACACTGGCTCCCCCTAAAGCTATAGCCGTACCAGAAGCATCCTTAAGAGTAGCTTGCAAAGAAGGAGATGTATCATTTTGCTTGATGTTAAATGCCATTCTTAAGCTGCCTTGTTTTTGTTGTTTGACACAGTTGCTATGTTGTAGTTATACGAAAGGGTAACAGTGTTGTCTGAATTAGAGGTTATGGAAACAACTCTTCTTACAGAGGGATTAAGAAATAGAGAGGGGACTATAGGTGCGCCTGTCGTAATACTATCAGGCTGTATAATATAGTCTTGAACAAATACTGGGACGCCTAAGACAGGGCTACCAGTAGAAATACTGTCTGCTGCGAAGGTTTCATCTTCTGACATTGCTACAGAAGAAACTACTGGGTTACCTGTAACTATGTCATTAGCAACTATAACAGGATCTTGGCTTATTGCTGCCGCACCTACAACAGGTAGACCTGTAACAATACTAGATGCGTTTAGATTATGACCTTGAGTAAAGGCTGCACTGTTTACTACAGGGGCCTCAGTAGAAATACTGCTAGGCAGTAAAGCATGCTCTTGATCTATCTCTGGATGACCTAACTGTGGTTCACCAGCTACAAGATCTGCTGTAGTGAATGTCTCACGTTCAGCCATGTTACACTGGTTGACAATAGGATTGCCTGTAACAATGTTAGAAGCTGATAGCTGATGCTCTTGGTCTATCTCAGGTGAACCAAGATCAGGAGATCCTGTAACTATATCACTAGCTATTAGAGTAGCTGTAAGGTCAAGTACTACAGAACCTAAAACAGGGTTTCCTGTAGCTATTGCTGTAGCTGTTAGATCGTTATTCTCAGTAAGTGCTGGGGAGTTTACTACTGGCGCACCAGTGGAAATTGAGTTGGCTACTAAAGAGTATTCTACTACTGCAACAGCCCCTGTGTCAGCTAATGGGGCAGACGCTAATGGGCTGAAACCTAGCATGTGTTACGCCTTTGTAGGCCAAGTAACATTAAAGGGAAACCCAGACTGACTTGGGATGTCACGCAGAGCCTGACGATATGCTGTAATACTATCAGACATAGTAACATCCGACAAAGCCATCCAGTCTGTCTCAGACAGCAAGCCATCACGCTTTGATCTGACGTTAGCTTCTGCCGTGGCTTGCTCCATGTTTTGTACGGTGTAAGCTACTTCCCACTCGTTACCATACAACGGCTGGCCTACCTGATCCGTATCAACTTCACCTGTATCAGGGTCTGTGCAGTCAGCTTCAGTCTTCATGCGGATGACTTCTTGTGTGGGCGTACCACGCACAAGAGTTTGCACCAGAGGATCATGGGTTGGCTTATCTAATTCAGTCACCTCATAGACTGCATACCTACGCAAGATCGTATTAGGTATCTGGCGTGGAAAAGATGTGTTTGGATTATCACGGCGAAATTGCCCAACGCTGTAAGGGAATTGGTCGGGCTGACCGTTTGTTAATTTAACTAACATTGTTTCTCCTATCGTAAAGGCGTTGTAGATGGCGTGAAATTACTTGTGTAGGGTACAGTATTTCGTACAACAAACTCTTGAACGTAGCCCTTTAGAGAGTTGTAATTTCCATCAAGAGATGCATTTCTGCCCCCACCAACTCTTAATAAATTAAGCTCATGGCTTGGGCTAAAATCTGTTATGTACGAACCTGTCGCTTCTGTAACTGTACCGTTAATTGCCATGTAAGATGGACCACCAGATTTCCAGCCCCAATATAAATGGTTCCAGTCATTTGTAATTAAATCGTCAGTTAAAATGTTTCTTCTTGCACTGCCATCGCTTAAATTTTCACGCATAATAATTCTATCGTAATTACTACTACTAGTAAAAAACTCCATACCTACTCCGGTGTGATAAAAACCAGACCAATACAAAAGCCTTGCGTATGGTCCCGAAGCAGCATTAGAAGCATAATACCAAAATTCAATACTAATGTCAGAAGAGCTTTCCGGCTCAATGTTACTTGATATTGTGCTGTCTAAAACCCAGCCCTCATCTTGCTGCCCAGCGGGGTTATACGCACTGGTTGTTGTACCAATCATGTTGGTTTCGTCAGTGCTTATTTCTGCGTTGCCCGTTGCAGTGAAAACATCAGATGTAAGCGTGTGGGTTCCATTGGACAAAACATAACCATCAGCCGTTGTTGACCCATCGGCATCGTTAAACGGTACATATAACATGATGTCTGAGTCCAATGGTGGTACAAACCCAGCCGCAGCCTTTTGCATTAATCGTGATATGCTCATGACATTGCATCCCCTGCTTGAAACCCCTGATATGACGTACCGCCGTCATCTGTCAGAAACACAAGCACATCTGTTTCACCGCTCGCCGGTGCATCTGGGGCTGTGCCGCTGGGCCACTCTACTGAGCTTGGATAAGTCAGCGCAACTGTGGCGCTTGGGGTAACCGCCAAAGCAAAGCCAGCCGCCGTGCCAGATGCTGGTGCATTGCTGAAAGTAAACGTGGTGTTGGCTGATGGGGTGTAGTTGAAGTATGTGCCGCTAGAGATGTCTAGGGTAGAGCCGGTGATTGTACCAACACCCTGCGCCTTGTTAGCTGCAAACGCACCAGAGCTATGGTCAATAGCTACACTCATGCTAATGCATCTCCTGCCTGAAATCCGTAGTAGTTAGTGCCGCCATCTGTGGTGAAGAAAGAATATACGTCAGTCTCACCATTAGCTGGTGCTGTAGGTGCTGTACCGCCAGCCCATTTAACTGATGATGGCCATGTGATTGTTACCGTGGCAGATGGCGTGACTTTAAGCGTGAAGTCATATCCTGTGCCACTGGCTGGGGGGCTGCTAAAAACGAAGGTGGCGTTAGAACTAGGCGTATGACTAAACACATTACCAGAAGTTAGATCCAGCGTTGCATTGCCAGTAATACTGCCAACACCCTCACCCGTAGGTGCGGCCTCAAAGAACCCAGATGTGTAGTCAATTACAACGCCCATAGTTTACTCCTTATGCGGCTGAAGAGCCAGTCATATCGTCCTGAGCCATCACCCACGCATAACACTTATCCATAAACGTAGCCCCAAACGCAGCTTCTACATCTGTTAGATTTGCGTTGTAGCGCTTGAAGTCTACTTCACGAGTGTCATCGTTAGGCGTTGCTGTTGCATATGCACTCAAGTCAATCATTACGGTGAACTTTGGATCAGTTCCACGTTGCCGTGACACAGCCGCTGTCACAATGCGGTAATAGGCGTTATTAAATGCGATGCCATACTGAGAGGCACCTTCTGCAATATTATTTTGAATAGCCATTGGTATCTCCTTTAGGCGTAAGTGACTTCAGTGGTTCTAATATTAGCCACCCAGCGTATGTTATGGCTCGCTTCACCAGTACAGGTGATAGCCAATGCGTTGTTCGTATTATCGGCTGAGAGAGCCATGCCCCAGCTTGATCCGTTTGAGATTACTGTAGTTGCACTGTTAGCAAGTGTGGTTGTGCCACCATCATTCACCAGCAAACCTTCAATCTTCCATGAGGCATATGCTTGTGCGCCGTTTTGCATCGCAGTGATTGTTCCGTCGAAGGTAATACAGGTGTCACTGGCAGCTACGATTTGATCATCACTACCCGCCGTGCTGTTGTTTGTAGTTAATACTGTTGCGGTTGCGTCTGTAGTATCTGCCCTCAGAATATACTGACCACCTTGTGCATCGCCTTGTGCGGCAAAGCGGCCAGATGCATAAGCTAATTTACCATGAATATCCGTTTTTGAATAGTATCCTAAAGCTACAGAATTGTTTCCATTAGCTGTTGTAAATACTCCTAAAGCAATAGATTTAGAACCTTGAGCAATAGCTGTGTCACCAATTGCAGTTGATTCTGCATTAACTGCATGAGCAGAGCCACCTACGGCAAATGATTTACTTCCTTGTGCCTTGGCCCTATCCCCCATAGCAACAGCATTAGCACCAGTGGCACCGTAGCTGGATGAGTTGTTGGCTATAGCTGCGGCAAAGCTTTCTGCTCCAGAGGCGTAGGAGTTACCCATAGCTACAACACTATTAAAGCCAGAACTTGCCGCTTTTGCATTATAGCCCAAAGCGGTACTATAAAAACCAGTCGCATTAGCGCTTGGGCCTAAAGCTGTTGAAGTAATTCCAGCAGCAGTTGAGTTATAACCAATTGCAGTGGACCTTGTGCTTGATGAAGTAGCCCCTTCACCAAATGCTAAAGCGTCTGCACCGCTTGCTACAGCGCTATCTCCAATAGCTATAGCATTGTCACCTGTTGCTGAAGGCTGTGCTGTAGGGCTAACTTCATTAGCAGCATAAAGATCAGCACCACCACCTCCAGCATCTGCAAACGTAACAGCGCCTGAGCCATCTGTAGTAAGCACCTGCCCGTTAGTACCGTCTGCGGTAGGTAGGGTGTAGGAATCGCTTATCCTTACGGTATCTGTTGTACCTCCAAGAGAGATTTGGTTTGCCACAGCATTACTTACGTTAGTACCAATAGTTATACTATTAGCACCAATCGCCCTTGCGTCTTGCCCAAGAGCAACACTGTTGGCACCTCTCGCCCCTTTACTTGATGAAGCATCACCGATTGCGGCAGCAAAACTGTCTTGATTTCCTGCATACGATCTTCCCAGTGCCACAGAGGAATCACCGGTTGCTCTTGCTTGATAACCTAAGGCGACAGCATTAGCAGCCTCCGCTTTTGAAAGTCTACCTATAGCAATAGAGTAAGCAGCATCAGCGCCGTAACTTGTACTGTTGGCTACACCCGCAACAGCAAAGCTGTGTGAACCATCGGCCCTTGAATAACCAAGCGCAACTGAGTTACTTCCCGTTGATTTAGCATTACTACCAATAGCTACTGCATTCGTACCAGAAGCAACAGGATCAGTAGCACTTGAAGGATTAGCAGCATAAAGCGCAGGAATATCTTCAGCCGTAGCACCGATAAATACAGTCGCTGAACCGCTAAGGTTAATCGCTGCGTCTGAGTTGCTGCTTTCGCTTACCGTGCGTGACAGCGTAGTGCCAGTGGCCGTATAGGTGCCGGTGCCTATTTCCCAGTTATTACCGTCCTCAATAACGTAACGGACTACATCTGCATTAGCTACACCAGCATCAGCAAAGGTCTGATAACCATCCTCGGCAGAGCCAAGCGTAATGGGAGAACCAGTGCCAGTAGCACTAGTGGACATCTTTGCCCTATTTTTGAGAACAGCCATTGTTTAGCCTTTATGCTGGATCTGGAATACCGATAGTGAATGAGGCTAGAGTAAAGGTGTTGCCACTCGTAACTGACTGAGAGGCGCTGAGAGTGCTAGTAGCAAGCAAACGTGAGTTTACTGTATCTACAATAGCATAATGTGTTGCTGTGCCTGTGCCTGTAATTGAGCCATCTGTAATAGCTGCTACAGTTACTTCACGACCACCACCAGAACGATCAGCAGGTGCGCCAATAGAAAGTGATGTTGAGTTACCTAAAGCATATGTTGCATTAGCTTCTGTGTATGTTGTAGCTTCCTGTGAGGTTACTACGATCTTATTGGCTTCCGTGTCTAGGACGCTTAAGCCAGAGTCAAGGACTCGATCATTTAAGGTTGCCATTATTCAGTTTCCTGTTCTTTTGGTTGTTGCGTTGACTCTGGGTCATACTTCAGTTCAGCAATATCCATAAGGTCTTGAATAACTTCTGGATGATCACTTACGTTAATGTCGGCTCCATTCAAGTTGCGTAGGAATGCTGCAATTTCACGTAAGTCGTGTGGAGCTACATCACCAGCTACAATAGTCGGCATCAGGTCATAGTTCAGACCGTTCAACTCCCAGAGGCGCTCGACAAGCTGTTTATTGAGGACATCAACAATAGCTTGGATATAACTCTCTAATGCACGAAGGAACAGGTCTGTCTTAGACTTGGAGAGGGCGTAAGAGCCAGTGTTACCACCACCAAGCATAAGAAACTCAGAAAGAACACTACGAGCAATATCATGCTGGTAACGTCTTACAATAGGATCAATGTCAATATTACGGCTACCACTAGAAGACATAAGCTCAACATCTACCAGCTTCTGGTTGGTAGGCGCTCCGTCTTTATCGGGATAGGTGTCGGAAGGCAGAATAATGTATCCTTGCTCATTGAACTTGACATCCCTGAGAATAGATTGCAGGTTATTGACAAATCCAGATTGCGAGGCTGTTGCATCCCCTGACAAGTACTCAGCAGGAATACGAGCAACAGGGATACCAGCAAGTTCCCTCTCAACGGCTATGGCCTCAATAGACTGTAGGTTATTGACATATTCATAAGAAGTATAAGCATTGCGAAGTATAGAGCGGCCAGCAGGGTCACCATTAATCGTTGTCGTGCGGTAGTACAGACTTTTACGAGTAGGTATATAATTAGAGTTGTTATAGCCCGACCCATCCTGATAAATACCCTTAACATCACCAGTCTGTTGATCTACATCAAACCTAGAGATTGTCCAAGGCGCACGAATAGCAATCTTCCGTACACCCATACGGCCATCAGAGTACTTAGAACGCTTCTTATCACTTCTTTCAGTAGGGCCATTACGTCTTTTATAGATGACCTCAAACCAAGCAAAGCCATACGACAAATTCGATAAGGACTCAGCAATATGGTCATCAAGGGTATGGTCCATATCATCAAGTACAGACTCAACGAACTCAGCTTCTTTCTTAGCTTCTGCACTATCATTAACTGGCATTACCTTTAAATCGACATCACGAAGGACTTGTTCAGTAGCATACATGACAGCACCTATAGTACTGTCGTTATCTCTCATCTCACGATACTTGCGTATAGCTTTCTTGCCACGCAACTCAGGTAGAAACTCATCAGCCCGTATCTGACCATTGTAGGTGTTGTCACCCGCTACACCTAATACCTTCTTGGCCTCTGTCTCTGAGAGCTTCTTAACCATTATCTTAGTCCCTTGGCGCTACTATACGCTAGTTTAAGCGTAGGTTTTGCGTAGCCATTAAGTGATAGGTCCGTTATAGCCCAAACTAAAGCATCAAGACGGTCTGGTGAACCTATGGACCCTAGAGGTTCCCACTGTACCATCTGATCTTCTAAGTCATTAAGTCCTCTTACGTGTCTAACCTTATCTTGCTCATATAATGCAGAGACAGGTTCAGCCCGTGCCATCTTCCCTCTGGATGCATGTACGAGCTTTACTGGAACTGTTTCATCTTCTGTGTGTAATGTGTGACGAACCATATCGCCACCTTGGTTTCTTTCAGCTACAATCCTATCAGCCATATGTTCTCTATAGAGTTCTACAGCTTTGGATGCCCACTGTTGAGGAGTATATCTACCTGTGTGGTCTTCTATTACATAAGCTATACCATTGACATCTACACCAGCAACTACAATACCAGTCATGTCACTTTCTGCATTGGATGTGATAGCCGGATCAATAGAAACAACCACCCTATTAAGAGATGGTACGTCATCCTTGTCTATCTCACACTTAGCAAGTTGTTGTCTATTCCATAATGCGCCAGATGCTTCATCAAGTATTTCTGCATATAACTCTTGTCTACCTAACCTTGTTCCCTCATATGTCTTCTTTACTGCGTCTAAGAAGGTATCTGCTAGATTGGCTGCATTATCATAGGTACTCCCTTTGCTAATGGTAGTCTTATCATCGTCTAGTATTGTGCGTATCAGTTTGGTTGTCTTAGGTGTCGTCGTTACAAATACTTGAGGACGCTTACCTAAACGTAAACCAAACTGTAGCATATCCCAAGTTTCTTGGGCATTCCTCCATGCACAGAGTTCGTCAGTCCATGCACTATATGCTTGCGGTCCCCTTAGTCGTTCTGGGTCTTCCGCTGAGAAGAAGACTGCTTTTGAGCCATTCTCCCATGTAAGAGTATTGTTCGTGGGGGACCATACAGGGAAACCAATGTGTTTGCCACGGTATGTCTTGTCACCCTTCCAACAGACATTGAGTAAACCTGAGTCACCCTCAACCATAACCCTGCGAACATCACCTTTAGTAGGTGCAACACAGTGGACAATCTTATCGCCCTTCTTGATACGGTGTCTGACCCACTCTGAACCTGCACGGGTCTTACCCCAGCCACGACCAGCAAGTGCAACCCAAACATTCCATATACCCTCTGGCTCTAACTGTTCAGGTCTAGCCCAAAATTCCCAGTTGTGTTGTAACTCTTCTGTCTTCTTGGGGCCTAGTTCTTGTAATAGTGCAGCTACATCAGAGTCTGGTAAATCTCTAAGTACTTGCGCTGTAACTCGAAGAGTGTCGAAGCTACGCTTCTCTGTTATCATCGGTACGGGTCTTACCTAATAAGGTCATCAAGGAATCAATAGCTGACTCATCTACATCGGGGTCTTCTAACTGCTCTACCTCATTAACTGTAGATGTAGGTGACCAACCACCCTTACTACGAAGAAAGAGTTCCTGAGACTTGAAGTCACCCTCTAATGCTTGCTGTACAACTACAGAACCTACAGCACCTACAATAGAAGCCTTCTCATCAGCTATGTCCTCACCATATAGTTTATAGAAAGTAGCTGTACTTGAGGGGGCATTCTGATACTTCTGGATAGACGACAAAATATCTTTAACAGATACTCCACTACGAATACCTTCTCTAACCTTCTTGGCTATCACTTCACTATAGGGGATCTTATCGTGGACGCTCATAATGTGTACTACCTATACTTAAGTATAAACTTAAGTTTCTTAATCTATCTAGTATTATAATATGATAAGTTGAGATCTTAAGTATATACTTAAGTATAGCTCCTACTATACTATAGGGACTTTTTTATCCATAAGTCAACACAAGTATTTTAATTATTTTATAAGTCGTTGATTACCAATGATTCTTTTTTCTTTGTAGTTGACTTAAGTGGGTAGCGCATGTCGTATACTGTTGCATAAATACCACAGTACATACAGGGTCGAAGTAAAATTCTTATGTTATAGATATGGGTGGAAACAGACCCCCACCGAATCACCTGCGTATAATACAGAGGGTCCCAACGAATGTCAAGCCCCTAGTATAAAAATGTGATCGAATGTTACAAGACTGAAACAAAACGTGATCTAGGCTTGACAAAAAGAAAATTCTTGCGCTCTGAGGGCGAATCGGCAGCACCACTAGACTCTCTTTAAATGTTTACACTGTCAACATAACCATAGAACTTGACTAACTGGTCAAGATATAAACCATTGCCACAAAACAAAAAAGACTCCAGCCTAAGCCAGAGTCCAGTTAGGGAGTCGTTCTGTTGAAATAGATTCAGCCGTAGTCCTTGAAATTACCCTCCGACTCGTTGTCATCATGGCCTTTAAAATATTCTGTTATCTGTTGCGGAGTCATATCCTCTAGCTCTATTCTTTCGCCCTTATACGTCCCTTGAGGCCAATAGTGAGGGTCATATGGTCTACGATAGTAGCTATCAGCGCCGCCTCTATCATATGGTGAGCCGTTGCTTGTGTCATAGTCCATCACTTGACTCCCTCTATTAGCCCATTGCGCATTGTTACACGGCCAAACCACTTGCATGCTTTCTTGCTTGGATAGTTTGCAATCAATGTCATTAGATTGTTTCCTTTTCTTGTGTTGCTGTTATTGTGTCGTGCCATTGCTTTGCGGTCTCATAATCAGCAAGCCAAATAACGTCAATTTCTAAGTCGTTAGCTATTTCTTCTGCTGCATCATAATCGCCGCAATCACCTAGCGCCCATAAATTGCCGCTACTACTAAGGGCGAACCACTGTCTTTCTATGCTTTCATATGTCATTAGATTAATCCCTCTACTAATTGTTTCGCTTTATTCTTGCTTGTACCATGCGCAACAATGGCAATAGACTTAGCTTTAACGCTAGAGCCGCCGCATAGTTTACACGCTGCACACTGTACCCGCTTTCCCATTTCTTCACTTGCAGGACAAACCGTTTCCTTGCCTTTAATAACGTCTTGTAGCGATGCAATCACTCGAAACGTGCGTTCCCCTCTAGACCATGCCTCTTGCGCTTGTGTGGCGTTGTCTGCGCTTGTCATGATATGCTCTGGCATGGGGTTTACCTTGCCGTGCGTGTATGCGGTCCAGTAATCGGCCCTAGATATAAGTGACTCCCAAATATGGCTTTCCACAGCGCATGGATCCCCATAGGTACCAAGACGGACGCCTTGAAATGATCCAAACGCTACAATTTCTTGGCGTGTAGCAACGGAGTCACCGTAGGCACCACGTTGAAGCGCTTTCCACTTACCTAGAGGCGCATGAGCCAGAGTCACGTAACACGTGCGGTTTGTAGCTTGCCCTTTAGCGTTATTGTTAGGTGTACCACGATGGGGGCAATCACCACAGATAGACTCGTCTTGACCAGTACGTGACGCCGTTACGGGATCGACTCCAGAGTCGTCTAAAATAAATGTTTGGATCATGTTTCCAGTCTTAGGGTTACCGGAGTCGGATTGAGCAAGCGCTACGATAGGCTGGCCATTTATAAGACTAGGGCCACGATATAAGATTATGGTTTTACGTGCCATTATTCAGACTCCAAGATTAAAGCGATTATGCAAGCGGCGATGATGATTCCAGAAAGAAAGAAAAAAGTCATGATTAAGACTCCGTTTTGTTGTGTTTATCGTTTCTATACATTCTTTATGCACTATATGAAGGTGATTCGCAAGCCCTAAAATGCACAAAATGCCAAACCTATACTTTAGGATATAAAACTATCCATTAGGTTATGTAGCCTATACAATGGGCCGATTTTTGGGGTAAAACGTTTTTCATGGGTTAGGGTAGCCTAAAACCGTTTGGCCTCTCAGTGAGCGTTTTTGAGCCTCTCAGATACTGTTGCATAAAACGCATAGCTTGATTCAATAAATGCATAACTTACACCAACATTAGTTTAATGGTTAAACTATACACTTTTTACGATAGTTAGAATTATTCTATAACCAGTTATGCGCTGAATGCATGGCAGCTATGACTTGACAAATACATAAACGAGTCTGGCAAAAACGAATCATGACAGCTCAAAATACCATATCAAAAGACTCAAGTTTACGTGATTCGCTTGCGTTATCGAGTAGAGTCCGATTCGTAAAGCAAAATCTTGTGTCAAGTGAATCTTTGTTGCGAATCGTTGTATTTAAGCCACACTATCCGAAATTCCTTGTCAACT